ATATTGTTGTTGAGATAGTCCGCCGCCCCAGAGCCAAACTTGATCTTCCCGCCAGTGCCAACCGTGATATCCCCGTCCACGGTAAGGTTCGCGAGCGTGCCCTGGTTCAGGTCCATTGCGGAAGACGTGATCGAACCGCCATTGGGCAGCGTCATGGAGCCGCCGCTAAACGTGGCGGTGCCCGTGATGGTGAGCGAGGAGGCGGTGATGCCGCCGGTAATCGTGGCCCCGGAGGCGGTGAGCACGCCCGCGTTCGTCACGCGGAACGGCGCGCTGCCCGGGGTGGCGTTGCCCACCCAGAGGCGGTGCCCGCCCGAGGAGGCCATGCCGGTTGCCCCGGCGTCGGAGGTCAGGTCCGTGGCCCCGATGGTCCAACCGCCGATGGTGCCCGTGGTGGCGGTGATGTTGCCCGTGATGTTGAGGGCAGACCCGTCCCACTTCATGGAATAGGTGCTGTTGCCCAGGTTGAGCATGTAGGTCCCGCCGGTGTACCCCACCCACAGGCCGCCCGTGGCGTTGTCGGCATACGAAGTCTTGCCGATGGCAATGGACCCGCTCGTGTTGAGCGAAAGCGCCCCGTTCACCGTCAGGCTGCCCGTCTTCGCGTTGACCGACTCAAGGTCCGCGACCGAGATTGTCCCGGCGGTCACGGACTTCGGCTTGAGCGCCTTGTTGCTGATGGCACCCGGCCCAATGGGGATGCGGTACAGGCCGGCCGCGATGTCGTCCACCAGCTGCTCTAGCTGTGAGATGCGCTTGCGGTCGTTAGCTTCCACTGTCCGCCCTCGATAGCACGACGTGTGCCTCTAGTTCCGTGTTGTCCTTCGGGGCCTCGTGCCGGGTGGGCAGGAAGGCCAGCTGGTCAACGGACACGTTGAACGAATTCCCCAGGTAGTCCTCGTAGGCAATCGTCCCGTCCGAGGCGCGCAGCGTGCGAAGGTCCGCCGCCACCTGCGCCACGAGGCGCGGGTCTTGGCTGCGGTTGTTCAGTTCGATACGGCTTGCCACCCGGAGCGCCAGCCGCACATCGGGGAGGTAGCGCGTACGCACGCGGCCATGCAGGTCGTAGATGCGGAGCACCGGCGTCGCGGTCCCGGCGCACACCCAGGTGAAACGCAGCGCCATGCTCTGCGCGACCACGTTCGAGAAGGCAAGGGTGCTTGCCCCGCTTGCCGAGATCGTGCCAAGCGTGGTCCACGTGGCCCCGTCGTCGGTGGAGTAGGCGACCGCTACGGTATTCGAGGCGTCGGCGGACTCCACCTGGAGACCGAGCCACAGCCAGCGCTTGTAGTTGTTCGGAAAGCCCGTGCGCCAGATGGACGTGTAAAGCGTGCCGCCCGTGGCGAAGCTGCCACTGGTCGTCTCGTCCCAATCGGCGGGCACGTCCATGTGCTTCACGTCCGTGCCGTCGCTTTCGGCCCAATAGACGCGCGTGCCGTTGCCGTAGGGGAACGCCGCAAGGTTGCTGTAGGCGGTGCTCGCCGTGTCTTCCCACAGCACCTCGAATGCCCATTCCGAGGCTGCCACCCGCACCCCGCGCAGGAGCGCGGCGGAGGCGGAGGAGCGAATCCGCGGAACGCGCACCTTGGCGAGGATGTACACGTACTGGTTGTCCGCCCCGACCCCCAGGATATCCTGCGTGCTGTAGCCTGCCTGGCGGCTCAGGCCAACCGGGACGTTGCGCCCCGTGTTCGGGTCGTAGGCCCACACCTCATTGCCCGTGCTGTAGTACAGGGTCTCGCCGCCAGCCGCGATGAATGCGAAGTTCCGTGTGGAAGGGCGCTGCTTCCATTGCCAGATCGCCTCGGTCACTTCCTGCTGGCTGTCGATGTTGTAGGCCGCGTCGCGCTTGAACACGAACAGGTAGTCGTTGACCGCCAGGGAGGAAACGAACGGGTAGGTGGTGTCCCCCGGCCCGCCCGACGTGTTGCCGTCGAGGCTCGTATCGATGGGCCCGACCCACGCGTCCGTCGTGGGGTCCACGCTGTAGAAGACCTTGCGATTGTCCACAATGGCAAAGGTCGTGGTCCGCACCTGGCGGAAGAACCGGGGCTTGCCGAGGGCGTCCGAGAACGCCGCGTGCGCCCGCGCCGTCGGGGTCCATGTGGCTGCCGCCGTGGGGTCAGACTGGTAGTAGAAGTCCGTGTTGGCCGGTGCCGTGGCATCCAGGCGCGACGGCACGGCGATGTACCCTGCCCCATTGATCACTACGAAGTCCGTGATGTTCACGTTGGCCGTGTAGACGAGCGTCCATGCATTCGTGCCGTTTGAGGCATCGCGCCGGTGCAGACGCGGCCCTTCCCAGCAGAAGTCGTATCGCGTCCCGCCCGAGTGATAGAAGGTGTAGAACCCGGCAATCGAGGCCGCCCCGCTGGTCAGGCTCTTGGTCGTGACGGGTGGCGCAAGGTAGGTGCGCCCGCTCGTGTGCGTCACAACTCCGCTGCCCCACCAATAGGAAAGGGCGTCATCCTGGTAGCGCGCTTCCAACTTGCCCACGCCGCCCTCAAGGCTTCCCTGGGCGCGGGCCTCGTCCGCCCGCGAGTCGAACTGCGAAAGGTCTTCCGTTCCCGCATCCGGCCGGTCCGGCGGCGCCGCTGGCACCTCCCCGATCTGGACCTGCTTCGATTCGCCGGCCGGGGTGGAGAGCATGAATCCGTAGCTGGAGCCACCCGAGATGGTGAGCTTCACGTCGTACGGGTGCGAGCTTATCGCCGCTTCCTCACGGGCCGGGCCTCATTGCACCAGCACGTCTCCGGGGAGCCCCCGTGGCCGCACGAAGGGCAGAGCCACCGCTCCACATCCTGCACCGGGCGGTCGCACAGGCAAACATGCTGCGGCTGGCCGCAGCGCGAGCAGATCGTAAACGACGCACACGGCCCGGTATGGGAACGAGCGCAATCCCAGCACTGGCGCATTAGTAGGAACTCCCGCTAAAGGAGCCAACGCCCCGGTTGGTTCCGCTTGCCCGCACCTGTGCCGACCACATCCGCTTTGCCGGGCGGCTCTGTCCGTGCTGCGGGCGGCATCGCTCAGCCTGCGTCCAGTAGTGGTCGGCAAGGTTCTTGTACCGGTCGATGTCCGTCGAGGCCGCTTCGTTCGTGAGGCCGCTGTAGAGGTGGTAGGCCGCGTAATACACGATCAGGTCTACCTGCGGGCCAACCTCCTCCACGTAGTCAGAGTCGTTGTAGAGCTGGCTCAGCGGCCCCGTGCCGATGAGGCGGAGGCGCATACCGGACAGTTCCGTGCGCTCAAGCTCGATCTTCTGGCGCAGCCCATCCCGCAGGATGCGATACGGCACGTCCCGCCACGGGTGCCCCCGCGTGGCCATGTCCGTGCTTTCCGGGGAAAACGAAGACTCGATTTCGAGCGAGGAGACAGACTTGATGTCGTGCGGCACGTCGAACTGGTAGGTGTCCTGGGCCGTGCGAAGCCCCGTGTTCACGATCGTGCGCGAGAGCACCGGGTAGGCAAACTGGATGGCCCAGTTGATCGCGTCGCGAAGCTCGTCCGGGGTGAAGCGCCCCGTGATTTCCACCGTGTCGCCGCTTGCCTGCCCGGTGATGGCCGGGACCGTGGCTGTCTTCGTGGACTGCACCCAGTCCGTGACCGTCGCCCAGGTGGCGCGCGTCGTGTTGTGGAAGAAGTGGTTGTTGAAGTGGTCGTCCGGGAAGCGCGCCACATCCCCCGCCGTGAAGATCGCGGAGGTCGTCGTCGTGCCCGTGGTAAGGGTCCCAACCCGCATGTCGCGGATCTCCTTGCCAAGCCGCTGCCGGATGACGGCCAGCGTCGTGCCGCCGCCGCCATGGAAGGGCGCGGCGTCGCTCAGCGCAGAGTAGTTCGAGCCGTCGTAGGCAAGGACCTTGAACGTCTGCGCCGGGTTGCCGCCCGTGTAGGTAAGCGTCGCGGTGTAGGTTTCCGTGCTCGACATGAGCGCGAGAGTGGCGGGGCTTACCGTGGCTGAAGCGTTGGAATAAGAGCCGTCCGGCGTGTTGGCGTACCAGAGCGTGAGGTGCGTCCAGCCGTCAGCTATGAGTTCAGCCAGCTTTATCTCGTCGAGCGGGTAATCAACCGTGACTGCTGTCATCTAGTTACACAGTACCATCGACGCCCAAGCACACCGTTCCGTCTTCCGCGATGTGGTAATTCTCGCCCGGTTCGAGGCCGACACTCCGCACCAGTTCGTCCCGTTCCTGCTCGGCAGCCTGGAGCCGGGCGAGGGCGTCATCCACGCGCTGCTGCGCGATGGTAAGGCCAAGAACCTCGGCCCGGTTGAGTTGCTTTTCCAATGGCACCGCCTATGCGCTGAAGATGTGGATGTACTTGAGTGCCCCGGCGTAGGACACCGGGATGCGCCCGAAATAGGCCCCGGCTGCCGTCGCGTCGGCTGTGTCGAAGGACATGTAATAGTTGTTGGTCGCGCCGGTTGGCTTGGTGATGGAAAGGCCGGTGGCATTCGTGACGCCAGCCGCCCCCATGTTGTCGATAGACATGCCGACTACGGTAGTAGGCACCTGGGAATTGATGACTTTGCCCGCGTAATAGCAGACCAGGGCCCCAATGGTTCCGGCAGCGTTGCCCGTTACAACCTGGGCCAAGGACCCGTAAACGGAGGTTTGCGTGGCCCCCGAGGGCGGGGCAAACGTTGGTGTGAGGCGAAGGCCATAGCTGCTTGTCACAGTGCCCGAAACAGGTGCAAGGGTGGTGCTCAGGCGAAACGCTGCCGGGTTCGCGCCAGTGCCGTCGATCGTCCCGCCAACAACCATTACCTGCCCGGCGGCGTTATTGGCGGTCGTCACGGTGCCGTTGACGGTGAACGCGGCCGCGTCCGCGTGCGAGCCCTGGAAGATCACTCGCCCGGTCACGTCCAGCGGGACCGTGGGTGTCATGCCGATGCCCAGGCGATTGTTGGCCTCGTCGTACTTCGACGTGCCAATCGTGATCGTGCCCTTCGTCGCGTGGTCCGTGGTTGTGAGTGTCAGCGAGCCGCCCGAGGCGTCCGTCTTCGAGCCAATGATCGTCGGGGCGTACACCTGGCTCGCCGTGATGTCGCCGTCTGCCGTGTTGGTCGGCGCACTCACGGACCCGACGTGGAGGTATCCCTTCACGTTCGCGTCGTTGAAGATCTTCACCGGAGAGATCACGGACCCGCTGTCCAAGACATCCGTGGTGCAGCCCTGGAAATAGTTGGCGGCCACGTGGACATTGGTGGCCCCGGAGTCCACGGATACGCCCGTGGTGGCCCCGCGGATGAAGTTGCCCGTGACCGACACCTTGTCCGCGCCAGACCCGAGCTTCACCCCGATCTGGTTCGAGAAAACGGGCATCATCATGTTGCCCGCGATGGTCCAGCCCGGTGCACTCCCGTCCTGGATGTCGATACAGGCGATGCCGGAATAGTTGCCCGGCACGAATTCCACGCCCGACACGACGCTATCGACAAGCGTGTAGGTGCCGCTCGAACGCGCCACCCGGATACCCGCCGCCGAAAACCCCTCGCACGAACCGCCGGTCCAGTAGAAACCATTGGAGTTGCCGAGGCTGTTCGACCAGTCGATGAGCACGCCGACCGACCAGCCAAGCACCTTCGGGTTCAGCAGGCGAAGGCTGGGGTGGCCCTTGATGCGGATGGCGGGCACCCCGTACACCACGTCGAGGAACTGGCAATCCGTGATGATGCCGTCACCCGGCACCGGCCACGAGCCCAGCTGGTCGAGGTGCACGGCGCAGTCCACGACCGCGCTAATGGAGTTGCCGAAGATGCAGTTCACCCACCGCCAACCGGCCGATGGATCCCCGTTGTGGTTGATGTAGCGATACGCCTTGTTGCTCGTGCTGGAGCCCTGGAAGGCCACGTTGTCGAGCAGCGCCCCGTTTTCCCAGAGCAGGTTGCCGCCGCTCGTGGCGGAGGCGGAGCCCGCGTAGAGGATCTTGAGGTCGCGGAGCGCGGCATAGGCGTGCGAGATGGTCACGCCGTAGCCCGTGGTCGAGGTGTACGCCAGGACGGTCAGGTGCGCGCCGTGGCCCTGCACCGTCACGGCGTCCGTGATCTGGAGGTCGTCCACGTAATAGGTCCCGGCGGGGATGATGACCGTCTTCACGTCGCTGGCCGCTGCCGCCGCAATGGCCGCCTCGATCGTGTCCGTGTTGGTGGATGCGGCTGCCGAACTGGCCGCCGTCAGCGTCCCGTAAGCGCGCGCGTCCAGGCCCGCAGCCTTGACCTTTGAGTCAAGACTGGACCGGACGGTGCTGCTATCGACGCCCACCTTTGCCTCAAGGGCGAGGACCGCGTTTGCAAGGTCGTTATGGTCTTCGGGGTGGCTGGTCGCGGAAACGGTCGCGTCAGCCCGGTTGTTGGGCAGTTCGGTCGTGGTGTCCAGCGTCGTCGGGTAGTTGATCGTCATCGAACCACACCGCCGCCCATTGCCGTCGAGCCGGTCGTCGCGAACCCGCCATAGGTGCCCGCGCCGTAGGTGTCAGCCCCGTAGGTCGCCCCGTACGAGGGGATGTGCGCCTCGCGCACAACCGCGCCGCTGGCCTGCCATCCGCCCTGGACGGATGCCCCGGCCAGTTGCTGCGCACCTCGGACCACGCCGCCACCAAGAACTGCTCGTTGTGCCAAGGAGACTCCTGTGCGTGCGAAAGGCAGGAGGGCCGCCCACCCTCCTGCCCGGCGCGTTCCTAGGTGGCGATCGTCGGGGTCTGGGTCTCGATGCCCAGGTGGACGAAGGTCAGCCAGCCCGTGCCGTCCCACACCATGCGAACCCCGCCGCCAATCTTTTCGCTCGCCGTGGAGAAGGCGATGGAGTCGGCGGTGAGGTCGTTGAAGGCGGTGATGGTGTCGGCCGTGGCCGACGTGACGGTCATGTTCTGGTCGGCGGCGCAGAAGAACTCAGCCCACCAGCCCGCGCTGATCGTGCTCGTGGCCGGGAGGGTGAAGTTCACGGCCCCGGCCGCGCCACGCGTGGTGAAGGTGGTGCCGAGGTCGGCGGCGAGCACGGAGTAGTCGGCGGTCTTGGCGCTGATCTTCTTCAGGCCAGTGAAGCCGATGGACGTGCCGTTCTTCGTGACGTTGAGAGCGCCATTCGTGGAATCCGTGAGGATGCGGTAGATGTTGCCGGAGCTGTCCTTGAGGGCGAGCGCGGCATCGTCACCGGCGATGGCGAAAAACTGGGCGTCGGTCGTGGCCATTACTTAGGTCTCCCGCAAGACGGGCACTTGCTCGTCTTGCTCTTCCGGTCGGTCATTCGGCTCCTGTGCGCGGGCCCGGAGGGCGTCGCGAAGGTCTTCGATGTAGTTGGCCTGGGAGATGAGCGCGCGGAGCACCTGCACTACCGCGGTGTCATCAAGCGTCAGAGCCAACGGCCTCTCCGGTCTTCTTGTCCCGCTTCCCCTGGACGGTGAGGCCGCGCTTGGGCATGTCGACGCGGTATTCGCGCCGGGTCGCAACCAGCGAGCCAGGGTCGGGGGCGTTCTCCCACGGGGTGAAGCCGGTCGGCAGGACGACTTCGTAGCCGAACTGCTCATCCAGTTCCCGCGCCAGTTCGCTTTCCGAGGCGTCGAGCAGGGCCACGCCATCGATGAACGTGAGGCCATACACCTTCCCCGACCACTCTTTGTTCGGGGTGCGGATGATGAAGTGGTCACCCTCATCGTGCGTGTACGGGACAACAGACATTCACTACCTCTGGTGTTGAGAAGCCGGGTAGAGGGCAGTTCCGTGGCCCCCTACCCGGCGGCTTCCTTTAGGCGTTCGGGAACGCCTGGGTCGTGCCGTGGCCGGCCTTGTCGGCCGCGTACGCGACGCTCGTGCTCGTCCCGGTCCCGGTGTTGGTCGCCTTGAGGCGGCCGTAGCGCATCGTCGTGGGCAGCCCGCCCTTGAGGCGGTAGACAGCCGATGCCGTGCTCAGGGTGTTCTTCCCGATGTACCCGCCGTTGTACCAGGTCGAGGCATCGGCCGAGATTTCCCATTCCCAGGTCGTGACCTGGGCCGTACCAGACGTGTTGGTCTGGATGATTTCGACGCCATACCCAAACGTCGGGTTGGTCTCGTACGTGCCGCCCACCGGCACACCCGACGCCATGAAGTCGATGGTGGGGCCGGTGTTCGTGGTCGAGCCGGTGAGGTGGCTCGTGGTGTTCGTCCAAACGGTGACGCGACTGTCCTTCATTCCATGTCCTCCTTAAGCGACCCGGCAGCCCTTGAGGACCGACGCGAAGCGGTTGTGGACGTGGCGAAGACCGACGAGCCAGTCGATCACCATGCGGTACGACACGCCGTCGTCCAGGGGGAACAGGTCGGTCGATTCAAGCGGCTGCATCTGAATCGCCGTGAGGTAGTTCCCGCCGGTCCGAACGAAGTACGCAGGGCGGCAGGCCTGGGAGTTCACCGTGTCCGTGGCCACGATCTTCGTGGTCTGGTCCGCCTTGACGCCCATGTCGATGTACTTGACCCCATCCCACTCGAACGCCACGCCGCCCGGGATCTCGTTGCTGGTCTCCCGCTGGTTGAGCTTCGTGGTGGGAGTACCGGGCTGGACCACGTACGCGCCAATCTTCCGCAGGGCGTTCTTGAGCGCCCTGATGAAGTCGGCGTCGGTCAGGCAGTAGTCTGCCTTGTGCCCGTCGAGCGCGTAGATGGCCTGCTCAATGGCGTACAGGAAGGCGTAGCCGTTGTCGGTGGTGAGGGTGCCGGGGCGGCATTCCAGTTCAGCCGAGGAGCTGACCCCGTACACGGTCTGCCCGGAGGCAAGGTTCGCGGTGCGGACCTTGAGCCCTTCGAACGATTGCGGGTCGGTGGCGTGGTCGCCGTTGATCACGGCGTCATGGAACTTGTACGCCATCGCCTTGATCTTGGCTTCGGCGTTGAAGGACACGGGGTTCTGGATGTAGGGCCCCTTGTCCATCTTGTCGATCTTGTCGATCGTGACTTCGGCACCCAGGCTCATCACGGAGTCGGTGACGGTCTCCCACCGGGGAGCGCCGCCGTCGAAGTACCGTTCACCACGAGCACGGAACCGGACCTCAGGGAGGCTGTTCATGCGCCTCGTCTGGATCTGGGTCGTGTTGATCGTGTTGAATTCGAGGATGCGAGAGACATCAGACTCGCGAATGAAGGTTTCCACGATACCCTTTTCGATATTCGTGTCCTTCATCGCCATGATGTCGAAAATGCTCATTCCCGCCATGTGGCGTTAAACCTCAGCGTTTTCGGCGCGCTCCAAGCTGTCCAGCCTGAAGCTTGTTCCAGATTTCTTCGGTTCCCAGTTCGAGGAACGACTTCCCGTTCGAGGGCGTCACAGCCGCGCCGCCGCTTGTGCGTGCGGGCGGTGCGGAAACTCGCTGTCGTACCGAATCGATGTCCGCCTCATCCTTCGCAGACCGGATTTCGCGAGCCGTCTTTGTCAGCGCTTTCAGTCGCTGCGCGAACTTCGCTCCCGGCGTGCCGTAGTCAAGGCGCTTGTCGTTCGGATCGATGCCGAGTTCCTGGGCTGCTTCGCGCAGAGAGTCGACGACTTCCTGCTCCAATGCCTTGAACTCTTCGTCCAGGTCGTTCTGTTGCTGGGGCGGATCCGGCTGCCGGCGCTGGTTGTTCAGTGCCTGCCGCATGTCCGCGATTTGCGCTTCCATGTTCGCGACGCGCTTTCGCTCCAGTTCAGCGACGATTTCCGCGCGGGTGTCGTCCGGGACAACCTCCATGAACTTCCCCGAAAGGTAGTTCATGCCTTCTGCCACGCCGTTGTTGGCAGCCTTGACGGCAGCGAGTTCCTGGAGAAGAGCCGCACGCTCTCGGGCGTCAGCTTCGATCTTCTTGTTGAACGCGCGCTGGAGTCCCTTGTACCCCTCGCTCTGGGCAAGCTCGCGAGCAATGATCTCCTTGAGCTTGCTGTCGTCGTTGTTCCCAGTTCCGGGGGCGGGCGCTTCGGGTTCCTGCTCGAACACGTCGTCCAGGTTCTCAAAGCCGTTCGGTTCTGCGGTCAGCTAATCACCTCGAATGAACATGTAGTTCACTCTCAATGATAAAGAGTGACCCCAAGCCGAAACTAAGAGAGGAATGTGCGCCGGAAGGAGGACACCGCTTCTGCCGTCCCGGCGCGGCCCCGTTCCTGGGCGAAGCGCATAATGCGGCGGGAGGAGGGGGCCTGAGAGCGCCGGGCCAGGGACGGCCCAAGGTTGTCGTACGACGTGTCGCCGCCCTTGCGCGCGATGTAGGCGTAGGGGTTCACCTCTTCCAGCCCGTAGAAGTCCTTGAGGCCGATATCGAGGTCCGTGTTTGCCCCGCGCATGGCGCGCTTATCCTTCGTAACCGTCTTGTTGAAGCGCGTCAGTGCCCGGTGCTTACGCGCGATAGCAGCCTCCACCTGGGCGGTGGACAGGCCGGTCTCTGTAGCGAATGCCGTGACGGCATCCTTGTAGTCGCTGTACTTCGGGAACTGCTTGAAGAAGGCGTCGCGCTGCTGGAGGTCGGCGAAGTGCTTGTCCTCCACCTCCCAGTACGGCTTGGCCGTCTCCTTCACGCGGTCGTATTCGGAGAGCGTCGGCAGCGGTACATCGTTGCCCTCGCTGTCCGTGACACCCTTCTCGGCCATAGCCGCGAGCCGCTGGTCCACATAGGACTGGACTTCCGGGGGCAGGCTGGAGTGGAACTCCGTGCGCAGGCTGTCCAGCTTCTCGAAGTTGATCTTGCCGTCCGGGCCAATCGCTTGATCGAAGAGCTTGAAGTAGCCATCCACGGCGTCGTCTTCGGGGTGAACCGAGCGCCGGGCATACTCCACGACGTTCATCGTGCGCGCCTTGCCGGACTCGTCCTTGATGAGCCGTTCGCTGCCGTCTTCGTTCGTGAGGGGTATGGCGGTGAAGTCCTTGTCCACCGTCTTCTTCTCTTCGACGTAGCGGCTCTGCTCCGCCTGGTACGCCTTGCGCCATTCCAGCTTGGAGATCTCTCCGGAGGCCACCGCTTGCTCCAGGTCTTTGAGCTTCTGGACGTGCGTGTCCCGGGCCCCACTCAGGCGCGCGTAGTAGCGGTCAAGGTCGGACTCGGGGCGGTCTGGCATGAGCCCGCGCGTTTCCTCCTTGAAGGCGTTGAGGTCTTTGCCCGGCTGCCCTGTGTCGAACTTCTCGCGGTCCATGTCGTTCAGGTCGCGCCGGTCAATGCGGCCGTTCGCGTTCACGTCCGTGGTGCCGGGGAACTGCTCGGCCACCAGCGCCGCTTCCGTGCGAGACGCCTCCTGCGAGCGCGTCTCCGGGGAGTAGTTGCCACCAAGCGCGGGCACGATGGAACCGAGCACGCGTTCCATGGTGGTGTTGTAGTTCGGGTCCGGCTTCGGCGGGTCCATGCCAAACCACGGCGAGGGCAAGACGCCAGTCTTGTAGAGATCTCGCGCCGTCACGGGCACAAATGACCCTGCCGCAGCTTTGAGCAGCCCTGTAGCGCCCATAGGCTCGCCACTGCTGTAATCGGTCGGTTTCACCCCTAACTCGGGCGCAAGCTGGTTGTAGGCCCCCTGGTAGACCTTTCCAGAGATGTCCGGTGCGCGGCCCAGGAAGTTCTCGGCCACACCCTGGAGAGAGGAGCGCAGCGTGCGGAACTCGCCCGGCTTGCCACCCTCCACGTCTTCCGTCTTGAGCACCGCCCGGAAGAGGGAGATGTAGGGATTGGACGGAGCGACCTTGCCCGCAACCTGGAGGTTGGCTCGGAGGAAGCCGCTGCTGGGGTTGAGCACGGAGTTGGGGTCATCCGGATCCCACGACTCGTCCTGGCCCATGGACATTTTCAACGCGCCGAGGCCAGCGGCCGTGAAGAGGACAGTGCGCGCAAGGTAGAAGCGCGCGGTCGCCCCTTCGAGGCCGGGGTTCGTCGCGGCCAGCTTGAGCATGGTGAGCATGTTGCGAACGATGGCCGGGGAGCGAGCGGCGAAGACGCGCTCGAACTGGGCCTGCTCGTTCGTGATGCCAAGCGCCGCCTTGTTGTAGACGCCCGACATGCGGTTCACGTCCTTGGCTGCGCGGACACCGACCTTGCGCTGCGCGGTGGGATTGAGGCCGCTGAATGCGGCCTTGCCCGCCTTGCCTTCGCCAATGCGAGCGGCATACGACGAGCCAACGCCGAGGATTGCCAGCTCGACCATCTTCTCGAAGTCGCCCTGGTCCGAATCGAGGATGCCGTAGGCGGCAGCGCCACCGGCTGCGTACTTGGCTGCGGTGATAGCGCCAACGGGCAGGTCTGCCCCCAGCTTCGTCATGCCGGTGCGCTGGACCAGGGAGCCGATGTCCTTCTGGTGCTTGAACAGCTTGATGCGGTGGATAGGCAGGTAGGCGTCGAAGCCACGGCTCTCGATGTTGCGGATGCCGGGGACGTCACCGAGGGTGCGAACCCGCTTCTCTGTGCCCTCGGTCTCGCGGGCGAGGATGCCGCCGCTCTTGTGAAACTCCTCCACGAGCGCGGAGTTGTTGCGCATCCACCAGTCCGTGAAGCGCGTTCCGAAGACGGATGCGGCCATGAGTTCGGGGATGTTGGCAAGCACCGTGCCCGGCGACTGAAACGCCATCATGAGGCCCTGGAGCGACCATGCGGAGGCGTCCGCCACGAACGCGGCCTGGCGCACTTCGCTCGTGGCCCCGTCCATGAGCCGCATGAACGTGCCGCCCACTTCCTTGCCGTCGACGAAGATGTCATTGATGGCCTTGATGGCGTCTGGCGAGAAGAGGTAGTCGTCACCGAACCCCGGCACACGCTGCCAGCCCTGGGCGCGGTATGCCTTTTCCTGCGAAAGCACGTTCGTGGCCTGGCCCGAGAGCTGCTGCGCCTGCTTCCGAAGCAGCGCCGCGCCCGCCGGGTCCGCCTCCTGAACTTCGTTGGCCTGTGCGCGCAGGGCGTCGCGCATCCCGATAAGGTCCATGACTCCGCCCGTGCGGACAGCCGCGCCAGGCTCGTTCTTGAGGGCCTTGACGAAGATCGCGTCCGCGCGCATGGCGGCCAGTTCCCGCAACTGCTCCCGGAGGATCGCGCGGGGGTCTCCGCCTGCCGCCACGCGCAGCTTCGGGTTACTCCTCATCGCCTCGTAGAAGGTGTCGCCCATGCCGCGCTGGAGGCCCGAACCATAGAGCCTGCCCACGGCGTAGCCCGATGCCTGTCCCGGCGGACTGGCTACGTCCTCATGTGGGCGGCCGCTCCACAGGTGGTACATGCGGTTCGCTTCGCGCATCGTGATGAGCGGCAAGCCCGCTTCGCGGCGCTGGGCGTTCACCTCTTCCACCCACGACTTACGCAGGTCCTGGAGGCTGTCCAGGGCGGCCTGTGCGTTGCCGGGGAGGCGCGAGAGGTCGTACATCTCAGGGCGCTCGATAATGTCGAGCAGCAGGCCATAGCCCTTGCGAAGGAAGGCCGGGCGGTCATCCACCCCGCCGACATACTTCGCGCTCATCCACGGGGTCCGGCGAAGGCCGCCCCGGTTGATCTTGTGCGAAATGGCAGCCGTGCCCATGAGGCCCGTAATGGCCAGCTGCTTCTTCTCATTCTCATCCGCGCCGGCCGCCTCGCCGATGCCGTAGGCAAGGGCCGGGGGCGCAATCTCAAGCCCGGCCCGGCCCACGTCCTGGAGCGAAACCGGGCCGAGGCGCGGGCCCGTATCGTTCATAAGCGGGGCGAGCAGGTTATTGGCGGTGCGGGAATGCTCCCGTCCCCACACGTCCTGGTACAGGCGGCGCGCGTTCTCGCGCGCGATGGTGGCCACGAGGACCGCCTTCCCGGCAACGGTGCTTGTCAGGCCCGCCGGGTTCGCGATGAGGGCCGCCTTTGCAAGCGAACGTGGCAGCAGGGACCGCACCACGGTCTCTGCAATGCGAGGGGTGTTCGCCAGCGTGCGAGCGCGGGCGATGATGTCGTCCACCTCCGCTGCCTGCTTCGGGGACATTTGCGGCGGCTGGGGGCTGGCGGCACCCGGGGCTGGAGGCTCAGGGGGCGGGGGCGCGGCGGGCGGAGCCGGGGGCCTCGCCGGAGGGGGCGGGACGCCCATGCCGATAGGAGCCGGGTCCGCCTCCATGTTCAGGCGCGCATCTGCCTCCATCTCGCGGGCATCCAGGGTGTCGTATTTTCCAGCGAGGAGGTTCTGATAAACGCGCTCAGCCGCGTCACGCTCACCGCGCCGCAGGAGGAAGTTGTACGCGCCCAGGAGGAGGCTCTTGATGTGCTCGCGCACGCGGTCGAACACGGAACGCACGGCTGGTGTTTGCTGGTCGCGGAGGGCGCGGTCGGCGATGTTCTCCGCGAACCACTCTGGGAAGCCGCCCTGCCAACGGTAGAGGCCACCGAGAAGGGCGTATTCCTCCGGCGTGGGAGACCACGACAGAAGGGCCTGTTCTTCGGGGGTAGCCTGGCGGCGCGATCCGCGAAGATTCTCCCGCAGGACTTCTTGTTCTTCGAGTTTCTGTAGCACCGGCTGCGCCCGCCGCAGCGCCTCACCGCCCTGACCGCTGCCGGGCATAATCCCCGGATTGCCCATCTCTCGCTGCCACTGCTGCACGAGGGCGTCATGGTCAGCCTGGTTAACGAACCTATCGAGGTGGTGCGCGACTTCATGAACGATGACGCGCTCTGGGTCGGAGCTGCCGTTGGTCAGCCTCTTCGAAATGGTGATGAGCGCCGTAGAGGGGTCGTATTGCCCGGCAACGCGGTCGGTGCCGTCCCCTTCGCTAAGGGAGCGCGTTACGAACGAGCTGCCAAGAACCTCGGTGTACTGGTCAGGGAGGGCCTCAACGAACTGCACAGCGGCGTCGGCGGCACCCCTATCCAGCCCTTCGCCCTGCAATCCCTTCCTGCTTGTGCCCCTTCGCGCCTCCATCTCAATGCGACCGATGAGAGCCTTCTTGCCCCTGGCAATCTGCCTGCCGCCGAGGAGATTGGCTGCATTTTCGACGCCGGGCCGTGGACCCGTGTACGGAGCGGGGTGCCGGATGCCGTCATCCCCGAGAGTCTGGCGCGGCCGATTGCCTCCAACGATCATTTGGTCGCCGGGTACATATCCACCTGGCGGATGCGGGTCGTTGGGGCGGAATACGCGGCTCCTAACAAAATGGTCGGTGTCGCCAGTCTCTTCGATGCCCAGCCCAAGCGCCGGGGCCTTGCCCTCGCGCCCCTGTAGGCGTGCCAGCATCTCGGCGGGCTTGTTGATGGTGTCGAAGACGCCGGGCTGGCGAATACTCGCGGCACCGGCTCCGGCGAGTGCCGCAACGCGCGCCGTCTCCTCGTCCTGCCCGGTGCCCTTCGCCAGGCCGTACCCGGCGGCCGCGCCAGCCACTTCCGGCATGGCCGGGAACCGGCTTATCTTGCGCGCAGCCGGGCCAGCGGTGGTCACGGCGGCAGCAGACCCGGCGCTCGTGGCGGCCTGGAATGCAAGGGCCTTGCGGAAGTCTTCCGACCGCGGGTCCACCCCATACGCGAGCATCTGCCCGGCCGCCAGGGGCACATCTTCGGCAAGGTTGAGGCCCACGCGCGCGCCAACCTTGGCCCCGAGCTTGAGGGCCGCGCGCTCACCCGCCTTTTTGGCAGCGGCCTTGGCCGCCTGCTCCTCGATCGCGTTGACCCCGCGGCCAAGCAAGACCTTGTTGCCCACGGCCGTAGCCATGTCCGCGGCCAGCTCCGGGCTGATCCTGTCGGTGCCGGGAGCCATGCCCGTCTCCGCACCGAAGGTGGCCGCGTCGCCCACGGCCGACACGATCCCCGCGAGCAGCGAGCTTCCCGTCGTCTGCTTGGTCAGGTTGTACAGGGGGCCGCCATAGTCGCGTGCCCCGGCCGGGCGGTAATCCGATGCGCCCTTCTTCGTTTGCAGGTGCGTGATGGATTCCCGGATTACGTCGTCTGGCACGCCAAGCGACTTGAGGCTCTTCAGCGACTCGTCCGCCGTCTCGTCGCTCGCATTCTGCCCGAAGAGGCCCGCGAGCCACTGAGTGTAGTCAGGGTTGGAAACGAGATAGCGGATGGGATCGGCGTAGGCCTTGCTCCGGTCCATGCGCCCATCCGCGTTGAAGAACCGTTGCCCCTGCTCCGAATCGAAATAGCGCCGCGCCTGGCCGGCCGGAGTCGGGTCTTCCGCGTACCGCTTCTTGTCCTGCTCCCGGCGCTTCTTCACCTGGTCGGCGGCGCGAAGAAGCATGTCCTTCCAATCGCCGCCCTTTACGGACGAAGACCCGAAGTCGTCACCTGCTCTCAATTCGACCTCGCGGCCGTGCGAAGGTTCTGCGTCCCCCTGCTGATGTAGTCAACAAGGTCCGCCCACGGCACACCCACGACGCCCTCGGCGTATCCGCGGTACAGTTCCTGCTCGCCCGGAGTCATCCGGCCAAGGCCCTGCATCGATGCCAGCGTGCCGCCGCCGCGCGCCCCGTAGGCCGCCCCCACGTTCGCCTGGCCAATAACCCGGCCGGTGGACCCGGCGGCGAGGCTCGGGGCAATCGGGGCCCCGTAGGCAGCAAGTGCCTTGAGGCGGTCCGGGAGAGCCATCCCGGCAAGGTGCGCGTTGTCCGAGGAGTTCACCCAGGCCGAGCCCATGCCCTGTGCGTTGTAGGCCGCCGAGTTATCGGTCCCGAACGCGAAGCGCGGCAGTTGATACGCGGCCGCCTTGGCCGCGTCCTCTATAGCCGGGGTGCCCCACTGGACAAGGGAATTCCCGTAACTCGGGTCGTTCATGGACTGTACGGAGAACGACCCCGTGAGGGCGTCGTACGGGCTGCTGCGCTGGAGATGCGGGCCCTCGTAAGCAGGCATCCCGTAAGCGGCAGCCATGTTCGGGCCGCCCCGGGGGCGGGGGATGCTGTAAGGCACCGGAGAAGGCCTGTCCTGCGGCTGTAGCGCCCCGAAAGCCGGGCCACTGGTGTAGGCGGCCCTCCCCGTCATTTGCGCGGGCAGAGGAGCCTGCTGCTGCGGCATGGCCTGTTCCGTCATCGGCAGATAGCCCCCGGTCTGGGGCTGCGCCGGGCGGGACACCGACGGCTTCCAACCGCCATAGGCGGCAACCGTCTTGGGGTTCGGGCGCACGCGAATGGGCGCGCCCGTGGGGTTCTCGATAATCTCGGGCCGGGCACCGCCCGCGCTGGGATTGGTGTGCGGGGCATCCCCGGCCATGAAGTACGGAGCGGAGGTGTACCCGCCCCCTGCGAAGCGTCGCACGGTAATGGTGGAACCTCCCGCGATATCAAGGTTGGGGTCGGTGAGTTCGCCACCGCCCGCGCCATACACCTTCCAACCGTTGGCGGTGTAGTCACTTACCTTCGACGGCCCAAGCAGGCCGGTCTGGCCGGTCCATTCACTCAGGCCCGCGACATCCGAACTGCGGACACCGGCGTACGGCGTCTCCGCCTTCGGGGCGGCGGGCATCGGGCCGGGGGCCGCCGAGGGCGTCCATGGGGCCGGGGCCGCAGGGGCCGCCGGGGCGGGGATGCTACTGACGGGCTGAATGAACGGGTTGGCCTTCGGGGTGTAGGATCCGGTCGCCTTGCCGACGTTCCCAGCGGCGGCGTTGGCCGGCGTGCTGCCCTGCGAAAAGTCCACCGGGGCCGTGACGGGCTTGTACGCCCCCATCACGTCGGCCGGGACAAGCGCCGCACCCATCGCCGGGGTGCCGCCAGCGGTGATGGTGTCCCAATCCGGGGCCATGGCGCGCTGCATGAAGTAGAGCGAGAAGAGATCGCGCGGGCTGGTCGACATCTCCCGGATGAGCTTGTTGTTGTCCAGCGCCAGGTTCCCCATGCGCGCGGCCCGGTCCGTCTCCGCGCTGAACTGGGAAATCTGGTTCTGCTGCCCGCCAAGCACGCGCTTGGTCTCGTCCTCCATGAGGGCGATAGCGGCCTGCTCGGCATTCCACGTGGCGGCAATCTGGTTCCGTTCAGCGTCGTTGGTGGCGTTGGCCATGCCCACCATGTACCGCTGATCCGAGTCGTACTTGTCCTGGTTGATCCGCGCTATCGCCGTCGCGTAGTCAACGTCCTGCCCGCGCGCCGTGATCGAGTTGCGGTCCCGGTCGATGTTGGCCTGCACGCCCGCCCAATAGTTGGCATCGTCCTGGGCCTTCTTCGCAAGCGCCTGGTCGCCCACCGCAAGCGCGAAGGCACGGTCCTTGTTGGCCTGGTCGATCTTGTCCTGGGCGGTCCGATAGTCGAAGTCGCGGGTGTCCTTGTCCTGCTGATACGGGCTAACCCCGGTGACTTCGCCGTCGATGTACGCCTGCTGCTGCTCGGGCGTGAGCGAGTCCCAGTAGAAGGGCTTCGAGCCGGTGTTGTCGCCGCTATCCTCGAAGTAGGTATCAATTACTTCGCCATACTCGTCCAGCACAACGATGCGCCCGCCGGGAAGGCGAACCGTCTGCATCCCACCAGAAGTGCTGGATGTGCTCGGACCCGAGGAGTAGTCGTCTGCTGGAATGCTCATGTTTAGGCTCCCTGGGTACGCGTTATTACCGAAAGCTCCAAATGGCTTCCCGTCGTAGGTGTTGTTCTCGCCCCATGCGGCGAAGTTGCCGGTTGCGGCACCGAGGTTCTGGGCCGCGTACTTGATGTTGTTCTCGGGGTTGTCGAGCCAGGCCGCGTCAGGGCGGTTCGGGAAAGCGGTCTGGTCCTGCACCTGGAAAAGGCCACGCGCTCTGCCGCCATCACCCACTGCTCCTGGGTTGCCACCGGACTCGTGCATGATGACCCAAAGGGCCTTGTCCACGAGGTGCGGAGGGAAATACTTGGCAACGACCGGACGCCACCGCTCTACGTCAGGAGGGTAGTTCACCCTGTCCCCCTCGCCCCTTCTGGGCGTGCTTCATCACGAAGGCGCAAACGGAGCAGGGCTGCCCCTCGTCGTTCCTGTGGCCTACCTTCTGGGCGGCTGCGTTGAGGAACGCATCGAACTGATCCCGGTCCAGCTCCCCGAGCTTCCGCCAGAGGGCCGCCTGTTTCTGCGCGCTGTCCGGCTCGCGCCCCATCGGGGCGGGCTGCATCTGCCGCAGTTGCTCCCGTGCCGCTTCGGCAAACTTGCCGGTGTACGTGGCCACCTCGTTCAGGTAGCTCATTGCTGCATCATCTGTGGGGGCTGAAGGGCGGGGTCCTGCGGGGGAGCGCCGTTGGGCATGGGCATTGGCCCGGCCCCGGCCTGGGCGAGAGCCGCCGTCGGGTCCTGCCCCGGCGGGATGGCACCCGGCATCGGCGGCCCAGCAGGTGTCCCGCCCTGGATGCTGTTCATGAAGTCGCTAAGCGTGACCTGCATGTTGCCCATTTGCATTCGCTCTTGAAGCTCGATCTCGTCGGCATTCAGGCCCCATTCCTGGAGCTGCGCCCGGCCGATGGCCCGCTTCATCTCCTCGCCCTGCATCACGTCGTAGGCGTAGCGGCGGGCAATGAGTTCCGAAGGGTTGTCGAACCCGGCCATGACAAGGGCGTCGTAGGGGCTAAGGCCGCCCTTCACGATCGCGTCGCTGGCGATGGCCAGCTTCCGCTCCTTCACCATTTCCTCGTTGGGCACGAACGTGACGTGCACGTCGTAACGCCCCCGGATCTGGTCCGGGCCCACCGTGTACCGCCCCGCGCCGGCGGGGTCGCCAATGAAGACCGAAGCCTTGTCGTTGAGCACGTTGTCGATGTACCAGAGGACCCGCGCGAACCGCTGCGCCAGGGCGTCCTCCATCGCCCCCTTCACGCCCTCCAGGCGCAGGCGCGCCTGGCTCGTGTACTGCCCGTATTGAGCCGCGCTGTCCGTGCCGGGGATGGCCGCACCGCGGAGCGGGGCCTGTGTCGTCCCGCGCTCAATTTGCGTGCCGATGACGCCAAGGGAGGTCAGGTATTCCCCGTCGGGGATGTTGGCCTTCAGCCACACCTTGTCCGAATGCTGCATGACTTCGATTGGGACGAAGTTCATTGCGCCCGGCGTCACGTCGAAGGCGTCCGCGTCGATGCTGTCTGGCAGCAGGCCGATGGGGTACGCGAGCTGCTGCATGATGGCGTCGAACTGGCTGTAGCGCCGCGCCTCGGCGCGGCCAAGGCTCTTCACCTGCGGGGTGAAGAAGCCAACACTCTTGAGTTCCGGTCGGTCGCTGAACGACTGCCTGCCATACCCGCTGTAGCGAATCTCGTACGGGGGATCGCCGTAGGGGTTCTCGCCCTCGTAGCGCAGTTCGTTGTCCACGAAAATGAACACCCGCCCCGGCTGCTCGTCGCCGCGGTGGTCGATGTACACACCCGTCCAGACTTCGTGGATCCGCGCCTTGCGCCCCGTCCGCGTGACTTCCGCGAAGTCCTCGTCGATGGCCGCGTACAGGCTGCGAATTTCGGCGGACGAAGACTCGTATCGCTCGATAACCCACAACTTCCGGCCCGGGGTCGGGTCAACCATGACGCAGCGCGGCGAGATCGAGCGGCTGATGATGGGGAAATGGCGCTGGCGCATTTCCTTGATCGCAGCCACCTTCCCCTTCAGTTCCGCCGTCTTGCCATCGGACTTCATCTGCGCGATAACTTCATCCGGCAGCGTCGGCCAGAGCGTCCAGTCAGGAACCGTCTTCGTCACGGCCATGCCGTGCATGAACATGTTCTTGCCGAAGTCGCGGTCCACGTCGATATCGCTGCCCCAGCGACGCCAATTCATCCACACGCCACGAAGAAAGCGGCGCACGGAATCGGCCTCTTCCTCGGCCTTCTTGGACATGTTGCGCGGGGCGTAATGGACCTGGATATCGGTGGGCATTACGTTGTCGATTGCTTCGTCGACGATTGCCCGTAGCGTGGTCGGGATGGTGAGATCGAATCCGTCCGGGAGCGGAACAAGGTCTTCGATTTCCCCGTCGTAGAACTTCTCGTTCTCCTCCATCGCTTCGAAGGCCGATTTGTAGTGCGATTCCATCGCGGAGATCAGGTCGAGGGCTTGTTCCTTTGTCTTCGGTGGAAGCATGTGGCTATTTCAAGCATAGCCCCGAGCCCCAAGCCGAATTATCGACGCGCCATACTGCGCTGCGCCAAACGATTCCATGTCGTCGGCTTGCGTCGCGTCTCCACCTGTCCGAGGTGGTGCAGCAGGCCATAGCCAACGCACTTGGCGCTGTGGTTCCACTTGTCCTCTGGCTTCTCGCCCACCACCCGTCCGTCCCTGTCCGTGACAAAACGCCACGGGTGCATCTCGGGAAACACCGGCTCACCCAGGCCACACTCTGCAATCAGCCCTTTGCACGCAGGGTCGATCGTAAACTGCTTCGTATTGGCGCTCACAATGATCCGTTCGATGAGCCGGTCTTCTGCCCAGTATCGCTTGTTGAAGCGAATGTTGGTCAGCTTCTCCCAAATCTCAAGGGAGGAATCCGTCGCGTCACGGTGGCCCTTCGACGCGATGTCGATAACCCCCGTGTGGACGCGGCCCCACTTCTCCATCTGCCGGCACAGGGCGACCATATCGGCCGTCGTCTTCCCCTGTTCGTAAAGCTCGTCGAAGAAGTGGAAACGCTTACGCGTGCCGCCCGCATACTCCTCGTTCCACATCGCCACCCACACGATCGCGTATGCCGTCGCATACCCGGGGTCAATCCAGATCTCGATCGTGGCGTCTTCCGGGATATCGACCCGGCGGATATGGTCCTCGTTCACCGCCTTGAGCACGCGGTAGCGTGGCGGACGCGCCACGGCAGCAAGGCGTTCCAGCGCAAGGTCTTCGCCGAGCATGGCCCACCAGGACTTAATCTCGGGGTCTTCGCGGCCACCGGGAAACTGCGCCGTGTTCGCCCAGGAGGGGATCAGGTAGGAAACGATGCCGCTGTTATTCGGGCGCTTGCCCTCCAGCTGCCAGTCCTTCCACCACCGCTGTGAATTCTCGATCGTCCCGCCATAGGCGATAAACCCACGCTTGGAAGAGACGCGGCCGCGGATGCGCTCGATTGCTGAGTACATGATGCCGCCCGGCTCACAGACGATTGCCCCCTCCAGGTCAATCGAACGGATGCCGTCCGGCACCTCGCACGAGATGGTCGTCACTACCACCCCGTCCGTTGTGACGATGCGCCACGGGCCATCGGAGGGCTTGGAAAGCTGCGCCTCAACGAGTTTCCCGAGCTTCCGCAAGTCACGTTCGATGTACTCGAACTCCACTCGCGGCTCCTTGTACGTCGGGCCGAACAGCGCGAAGTGCGGGTTGCGCGGCTTGGACACCTTGGGGTCAAACCGGGGCGCGCCGCCCGGCTTGTAGAACTCGTCGAACTTGATGCTTGGCAGGGCCAGGATGTGCGGGACGGCAATGCCGCGGGCAAGGTCTATGGACTTGCCACCGCGCTCGCCGCCGAAGATGCAAGGGAAGCGGTCCGCGTGAAGCAGGGGCGCAAGCTGCTCCGGGCCGGTGGGCGTGAACCCCGTCACGGCGTAGATCTTCTTGCACACCTCGTACGGGAGCCGGTCTACGGGTTCACCACCCTCGCCTTCTCGGCCCGGCCAATGTCGCCAAGGATCTCATGCAGGCGCATGTTCGCCTCATTCGAGGCGTTGTCTTCCGGTCCCTTGCCGAACTCCCCGCGCTCCTTGGAGATGGACTCCAGCACCTTGCGCTTCTGCTCTTCGATGCGCGTAAGGTTCACGATGTCCTCGGGCGGCACGCCACGGGCGGCCTTCTCCAGGCGCGTGTACGAGTCCTCCAGCGCCTCAATGCGCTTCGCCCGGTCCATCGTCGAATCGCGGCGAACGCGCTTGTAGTTCTCTTCCGTGATGCGACGAATGATGTCGCGCTTCCGGTAGTACAGCCGCTTGAGATAGCCCTGTGAGTAAATGCGATCTTCGCCCAGGTTGCGCTCAGACGCCCACCGCAGATAGCGGTCGTAATTCGTGCCGTACTCAGACAGGTGCTTGAGAAGGGATTCCCGCTCAACCGTGGTCAGGTAGGAGTCAAGCGTCACAGAGCCGCACCCCAATCACTTCGCGCTCTCCGTGCGCCTCTCGCGCCACGGCGAAGATCGTCCCCGGGAAGTCGCACCGGTCAATCTCGACCATCTGAGCCTTGTACTCGGGCGTGCAGTCTTCGCAGAAGGAACGTGGCCGCCGGCCACACAGGCGCGCGTATGCCAGCCATTCCTCGAAATGTTCAGCGTTCTCGAAACACGAGGGCGGAAAACGTTCTTGTTTCCGCA